GACCGGCCATGGTTTAGCCCGCCGATACAGACAGGGTTCCCGCGTTGTTCCAGAGTGCACCGGCAACGCCGGGATCCGAGGTGGGGACCACAAACACGTTGGCAGTGCCCTGCGCGTCGAGGTTGCCGCCAACCGTCACGTCGGTTGCGACGGTGGTGTTGACCGTAATCGCACCTGTGGTTGCGTCTTTGGTGATGGACTGGAAGCCGTTTTCCGAACGGACGGGACCAGTAAACGTCGTGTTAGCCATTGAGATCTCCTGTCGCGGCTAGTGTCAGCAGAGTGCTGTCAGGGATGTACTCAGCCTACAGGAGTTCCGCACAAAAAGAAAGGGGCCTCCGAAGAGGCCCCGAGTACAGGGAGGTATATCTCCCTATACCATATCTTAGGCGCCGGGAGAACCGTAAACAGCGCGCGGATCCGAGAACCCGAAGCTGTAACGCTCACGTGCCTTGAAGCGCATGTTGCCGGTGTCGAAGTCGGCTTCCATGTTGGTGGACAGCGGAGTGCGCTCGAAGTGGATGAAACCACGAGGCGCATCGGTCTTGATGAAGAACGCATCCGGGTCCGTCAGGAAGTCGTTGACGGCGTAGCCCTCGGGCAGCATGCCCATCGAGCGAATAGCGTTCACATCGTTGTCCGCAGTACCAACACGAAGGTTCGAAACCATCAGACGCTCAGCAACAAACTGCAGCTGGCGGGGGATGATCAGCTTCATGCCGCGAAGCGCAACCTTGAGACCACGCTCGTCGACGAACCCTGCGATGTTGATCAGAGCGTCTTCCAGCGAGGTTTCGTTCAGGTCAGCCGCAACCGTCGGTTCGTTGGCAAACGTACCACCGCTGGTGAGCGGGTGGTCAGTTGCACACAGAGCCTTGCCGTCGCCGCCTGCCGAAGCACCAGCGGTGAAGGCGTTGTTAAGAACCGCAGCGGCCTTAACCTGCTTTGTGTGCGCCATCGAACGGGCCAACGCACGAGTGTAGCGCGAACCAAGACGATCGTAGAGATTGTCTTCGATGGCTTCCTCGGTGATCGAGAAGGCCAGCGCAATGGTCTCGTGGTTGTAACGTGCGGTGTACGCTTCGTTGGCGTCGTCGAAGTTAACCGACGAACCTTCCGACTTTGTCGGCGCCGCTCCGAAGCCCGACAGCATCACTTCTTCCTCAAATGCTCGATCTGAGGACTCAGTGGTGTAGATCTCCGCATGCTGGTTTTCGTACCGAGCGTACTCCATACCAAACAGGGCGTTGAGACCTGGTTCCAGCTCTTTCGCTAGCTGTGCGCGCGAGATAGCCATAGTCTAGTCTCCTTATACGCCTGTCGTCGAAACGGTACCAGCTGCAATCGAGCCGTTGGCTGCGTTGAAGCTGTTGTTCAGACGTACAACTACGGGGATACCAGCGGCAGTGAAATCCTGGTTCTCCGGATCATCTTGGATACCGATGATACGCAGATGCAGGGCTGCAGTGGTGGCGATGGTGCTCACACCAAGCTTGGCCGACGAGATACCGGACGTGGTCGAGCCGGAAGTCGCAGTGGCGAAGTTTGCGTTTGCAAAGACGTGGCCGCGAGCCGTTGCTTCGTTAGTCAACGAGGCGTCGGACGCAATCACGTAGGTCTGGTTCGGGTTGTCGAACACAAACGCTTTGACGGGATGGTTCGAATCCGCGCCCGAGCCGGGCCAGTAGTTCGACCAAACCTTTTTACCAGTGGTGGACGAGACATACTCGCAGCCCCAGAACACACCAACCAAGCTAACAGTGCCACCTGCAGCCGCGCCAACGATGTCAATATAACCAGTCGACAGCGGAATTACAGGAGAGCCTTGATAGATCGCGTTAGTGTTATCCGAGGCAATACGGTACTCGGTCACACCAGTGGTGTTTGCGCCCGATCCTTGGACGCCAATCGGGCGAAGCCCGAATGCACCGTTAGTGTTTGCCATAGTAGCAATCCTCTAGATTACTCGGCGTCACGTTCCCGTCCGCCGAAAGTTACACGACTCTGCCGATTAGCGTTAATCGGCATCGAAGGATGTTGCTCCTTCATCAAGTCCTGATCCACAGCTACCATTTGTTCGCGGGTTCGGCCCCCGTAATACTCGTTTCTTTCGCGGGCTGTTTCTTCAGGTATTCTACACAGCATCAAGCCACCTTGACCAATGACGCCCTGGTATTTGCCATCGTCGATGACAGGGGCCTCATAGCCTGGGTACTCGTCAGCACGGACAGGTTCCCATCCTTCACGAAGCTTGGAGTGGACGTTCATCTTGTCCTCTTCGCCTCGCATTGCGACTCGAACCCAGCGGTGCACATACCCGTCAGGAGGGGGAGGTGCAGCCAGGTGACTGGGCGGTGCCCAAGGTTTTCTGCGCGTCTGTGTGTCGCGGGTTGCGCTGTTGCGCGGGGTTCTGTCAGCCATGTCTCACTCCTTCACGTACTTGGCGTATTCTTCGAGAGGTACGCCGAGCTTTTTCGCAATCGCGACTTGTGAATGCGTCAGCTTGACCGACCTGCGCCCCTGTTTAGTGCTGCGAGATGCGGAGTTACCAGCAGAGGCGACCTGGCTTGCTCCTCCCGATTTCTTGGCCTTCTCGAACTTGTGGGGAAACTCCCTACGAAGACGGCCATCGATTTCATTGTAATACTCATCGCTTGATGGGTCAAACCCTTCATCTTCGATGAGCTGCTGGTGGATCGCAAACGCCGCAGTGGTCATGATACGGTCCTGACCAAACCACTCGTTTTTCTCCGCCCAGCTCTGCGCTTTCGGATCAGGCTTCGGAGGCTGAGCCTGACGCTGCGGTTGCGCCTGAGGCTTCTGCGCCTGTTGGGCAGGTTGCTTGCGCACCAACGGGCGGTTCTTTGCCGCGGCTTCTTGAGTCTTTAGCTTGGACTTCTCGACCGCGAGATTCGACAGTGCTTCCTGCGCTGCCAGCATCGCGTCCGGGTCGCCAGACTCCACCGCCTGCTTGTACGCCGTCTTGGCGGCGGCTTCTTGGGAAGCCAAGCGGTTCTTGTACTCGTTCATGTAGCCCGAATCGAGAGACTGAACCCGTGTCTTGAGACGCTTGTTCTCCTCCATGAGCTGCTGAGACAGGCGAAGAGCCTCGGCCTTGTCCCGCTCCTCTTGGCGGTAGCGTTCCGTCAGCTTTTTGATGCGGTTTTGAACGCCCTTGCTGTAGGAATCAAGCTCGTCGCCATCGGGTTCAGGAGCAGCGCTACGCTCATTGCTGGAACCAGCAGGAGACGTGTCATCCTCACCTTCCGTCTCAACAACGATCTCATTTTCGGTGTTTTCATTTTCGTCAGCCATAGATCACCTCCTAGACATGTTTGACGTCGTCGGGTTCCAGAATCGTGGCGATAACCTCGTCGTCGTTGAGGATGCGCACTTCTCCACCGTCGATCTTGAAACGAGAACCAGAATATCGACCAATGCAGACCCATTGGCCTTCCTTGCACCACGGCTCAGGGTTTGGACCAAATTTGTCCGGATCCTTGTAGGCCAGTGGTCCCAGCTTCATCACGTACGCCACAACCGTAGCGACGGATTCCCGCTCCCGAACCTCGTCCGGGATGTATAGACCACTCGCCGTGCGGGCCCTGCCCTGGTACGGCATGACCAAGATCCGCCAGCCTGTCGGCTGAGGCAGTCGTTCGAGCAACGGTTTTTCTAGGAGGGACGGGTCCAACACCCGCTCTTTAGCGTCTACATATGCGCTATCCAAAGCGGAAGAGGGCGCTTTGGCCTCCTCTCGATCTTTGTTTATTTTCTGCGCAACGTGGTCAGGAAGATATAAGGTCTTCGACATCGTCTACGTTTCTCTCCAGCAAGGTCCTGATTTCTTCACGGGCGAAGGAGAGACCCCGGATCTCCCCCACCGACATTTTGTACTGCTCCCAGTCTTTCACGGACCCGTGAGCAAGAGACCGAGCAATGTCTTGTTCGCGCTCTTCCAGCTTCTTATACAGGTACTTCGCTAAGTCGACAACATCCATTACAGGTTGTCCTTATATTCCTCTTGTAGCTCAGAAGTAATCGGTCCACCTTCTGCCCACTCGTCGCATGTGTTTTCTTTCATACACACGAACTTGAGGCTCTGACAATAGCCGGTGTTTCCGGATTCATCGCCGATACATTCCAGGATTTCCTCTGTCTGGTTGTACATGGCGCATGATCCGCAGACCTGGTCAGAACGGAAAGAAACACCGGTGTTCGGCTCCCGGTAGTTGTATTCTTCCATCGCCATCTCCCGGTTCAGCTCGTTGAGCTCGGGATCCTGCGTAGGTAACGGGCAAACGTGGCCCTCTTCGTCTTCTTCCATCTTATCGACCGGAATCCCGTCCGGAAGAATCGTAATCATAATTCCTGGCATTGATCGGCCTCCAAGCCTGGTGTTGGTATCTGCGTTATATCACATACCACATATCCGTGTGTTGGTCTCGTTGTGGACGATGATGTCTACGAGGAGACCACGATCGTTTCGCAACAGCCAATCGACAGTGGCGTTATCGTCAAAATACAGCTTCGAAGATATGTCGCAGTAGCTGTCACTGGTCTTTACGCACCCAGCGGCGGGCAAGATCAGAAAGATGGGGATCATCCATAGCTTCGACCTCATCTGCGGTCTCCTTGGCTGTCTTGTAGTTGTCCAAACGGTTCGCATTGATCTTCGCTTGCTGACGGGCAATGCCGCGCTGTACGCCACTGGCGTATATGCCGAAGATACCGGCGATGAAGGCCAGTGCCACCAGCAGATAGAGCTGAACCTTAGCGCCGACCATCGGACCACGCCTTCAGCCGCTCTTTCATAATCCACAGGGCAAGCAAAGCAACCAAAACACATCCTGCGATTGCAATCAGCTGCGCGTTGCCTTCCAACGTGGCGATGGCTCCGATGCCCCCGCCGACGCCGCTGGCGATCTGGACCGCGCTCGCCTTTACCGTGCTGGATTGTACAGGTTTCTCGCGTGGCTTGTCGATCTCCACCCGGCCGACAGGCTGGTCGAGGTCGGCCGTGATCAGTGCGGCCTCGGCCTCACGGCGGCGGGTCAATCCACGCAGCACTTTGCCGCCCGCTTTGTTCCACCACGTGACAGCTTCGGCCGCGCCTTCGATGTCGCCTGCGTTCCAGCGCTTCAGCGCGGTGCTCTTCACGAAGCTCTGCCAGCCGATGTTGTATGCCAACGACACGAAAGCACCAAACTGGTCGGGGTTTGGTTTGATGACAAAATGTGGTTGGATTTTGTTGGCAAAGCGCTGGACGCCTTCGACCAGCATGTCCTCCGCTTGTTGCGCGGTCCATGTATCACCCAGTGATACACCGGGACCAAAGCCCGCGCCGTTGGTGTATCCATATCCGATGGTCACGATGCCGACAGGATCGCGGTACGCGTTCAAACGAAGACCTTCAAATTCTTTGATCAGTTCCAGAGCCTTATCGCTAATCGGCCAAGGTTCCATGTCCTAGCTCCTACTTTGTCATCGCATCATCCAGCAGGATGATCTCCAGCCGCTGAACCGCGAGTTTCAACTCCAGCGTTGTGTTGGCCATCCACGACAATACCGCCATGATCGCAGCCACCAACGCACCCACAACAACCCGCATCTCCATCGCTGTCTCCTGCGACAACTAAAAGGTCCCTGAGAACCGTTGAGGACGTGCGATGGAGCTGAACCGACTGTTCACCTCCCCGCCAGCCGCATACCTGCTCTTCCCCGCCTTACGAAGAGCGATCGCAACCGCCTGATCTTGGGGCTTCCCAGCCTTCATTTCAGTGCGGATATTCTCACTTATTACTTTTTCCGAGCTTCCACGTTTTAACGGCATCGGATCACCTCTGAGCCATCTTCTGGCGCTGCATGTCAATACGCACGCGGTTGGTGTCGTCGCGCTGGGCGGCGATCTCCTCCATGCTTTCAATCCGAGCCGCATCCGTCGCAGCCCGTTGCACCATCTTCGCCATCTCAAGATCAATCTGCGCCGCATCGTCAATAGCCTTGCGCTGCAGGTCCTGTTGCTTGATGCCAAGCTCCTGAAGACGGATTTGTACCAGCGGGTCGGACATCGGATCCTGGCCCTGAGGCATGATCTTGTCCGACAGCTCCTTCATGAGCTGCAGCTCCTGCAGCGCCACGACCTTGGCCATCTCCTCTGGATTCTGCATTTGTGTCTGCAGCTCCATAGCCTGCTGTTGGGCCGCCGCGGGATCGATCGCCCCAGACTGCGCCATCATCTGCAGCTGCGAGATCAGACCCTTCAGCTCCGTCATGACCATCTCCTGAGCCTTCTTGGCCACATGCTCCTGGATGTGGCCCATCAGGATACCGGCAACGTGAGGCGACGTCATAACCAGCGGGGCCTTCATGAACATCAAGTGGATCTCGATGTGCGCGTCGTGGTTCTGTCCGTCGAACGCCTGCAGAAGTTCACCCGTCAAAGCACGTGCGTTTTCGATCAAGGGATCCAGTGGCTGCGGCTGTGGCGGTGGCGGCAGGATCTCATCGATGTTCTGGACTTCCAGCGCTTGATACATTCGGCGGTAGGCAGCATGCAGGTTGTGCATCTGCGGGTTGGATTGTGCCAGTTGCAACTGCGTCTGTGCCAGCGTGACGCGCTGCGCCATCGAGAAGATGTTCGGATCGCTAACAGGGACAACGTCAATCCGGTCATCAAAGTCCTGGGCCATGATCATCCGATCACCGCCCTGCACATCGTACGGATACTCCTGGGGCATGTTGTCCCGGAATATGCGCGCCAGAATCCGGAACTCCTGCTTCTGGGCATAGTGCAAGCGCTTGTGGATCGCCGACATGACCTTCATGCCACGCTCCA